CAAATGGATATTAATACCTATGCTGCTAGAATGGATACACTTGATTATGCTGTCGGTTTAGGTGGATGGATAGGATTTGCTTTTCTAGTTGGTAAAGCTATACAAGGTCCTATTGATATAAGTACGATTGTATTACTACCGTTAATCACAATGTTCATGACATTTATTGTCTTGAATATTATAAAAGGATTCATCTATCTATTGGTTTGGATCTTGGCACTGATGTTTCGTGCTGATATCTTTCTAGTCGTATTTACCGTCTTTATGAGCGGGTTATTAGTTTTCGTTATTCGTTCAACAATTATGATGATACATATAGCGAACATTGATACCGTTGATTGAGGTAAAAGGGGGTAGCCCATTGTAGCCCATTAGTATTTACGAACCTGTACCAACGGTCCCTTACGCTCTACGCCACCTGTTGTCATCGGTGTTCCCGTTTCACCTGCGGCTTCCGCCAACTCTTTTTGCCGTTCGTATTCTGCCGATTTAATCCAATGCTCGCGCGACCCGATTTTAAAATCCGGATGCGGTGTCGCTTTGTACCAAAATACACAATCCTCAATACGATTCGTTTTTGCACCGTTATGGATAACTAAACATTCGTAATTTTCGGTGCATTGGTCCATGATTTGACAGAAGAGTTCAAATGTTGGGAAAATACCTGCGAATTGCTCATAGATACGACGGCGCGCAGAAACCTGATTTTCACGTAAAATAAATACATAATCCACTTGACCACGCAATACAGGTGGAATACCCATTACGTACTGTAACGCAAGAATATACAGAAGCCCGTAGTGACGACCATTCATAAATAACGACCGAATATTACGATCGGTAATCCATTTATTGTCGTACATACAGTCGTCCATCACGATAAAGGAACGACGGTCTAGTGCACTCGTGCCACGTATCTCTTTCTCTTTACGAATCTGTTTCGTAATCGCATCTTGGCGTTTCAACACATTTCCGATAATATTCGAATTGAATTCTTCGTGAATAAAGAGACTCGGAACGATCGTTGAATAGAAAGCGTTAGCACCTTCTGTACCCGATATGACTGTTCCTATAGGAAAACGTTGTTTGTGCCACATTAAATCTTTAATCAAGAACGATTTACCCGTTCCACGACGACCAATAAAAATAACAACGGAATCATCGGGAACCATTGCCATATTGAATTTAGAAAGCCGGAGATTGAAAGTTGGTTTCGCAACATCAGTCATCGCGGGCATAATTGCGCTCAAGGTTGCTGCGGGTGCTGTCATTTCTGATACTTATCAATTTGTTTTTTATTAGGACGATACTGCGTACATTCCATAAATATAGACCCGGCATACCGTTTAGAAATGCCAGTGAATCGTGGACGAGGTCGTGGGCAAGTTCAAAGAGGAAAAGGAAATCGTGGAGGTCCTACTGCTCAAAAACCAGCAGTTCAAAAATATCACATTGCGGCTCCCGCTGTATCTGAACTTCCAACATCTCTTCTCGTATCTCCGTCTTCGTCGGGTATTCCGGCGCAAATTCTTGCCGCTTTTCCTGAATTTAAGAAAGCGCAACCGTTTTTTTCGGCACTTGAACGGATGCAACCCGAATTTGGAGGCTCAGCGACACGAAGCGCTAAATGCTGGCTCGGAATATCCGAAGACCGTATTTCATCTATTGAACGCAATAGTGAATCGCAATTCTTTGCAACGTTGAACCTCACAGATGGTTCTGAACAACCTGTCTTTGTAAAACGGATCCATTTGATTGACCCAATTTGTACAATGGAAGGTGATTACGTACTTCCAGAAGACGGTGCTTTACCGGCTCCAAGTGATTTATGGCGACAAATGCTCAAAAAACTCAACGACCCAATGAACGAAGCCTATGTAGATACCTTATTTGCGGCTATTGCGAATCGCCTTGTTGAATCTAAACTATCACCGCACTGGTGTCGTTGTTTTGGTACATTCGGTGCGCGTGTAGATACCTATCTATTCAATATCACCGAGGAATACAATTCGATGTGTAAGGAATCGTGGTGGTTTCGCAATCAACGACTTGGTTTGTTTAAACTTCACGCCGATGATGTCGCTATGCATACACCGTCATTTGTAGCGAGCGATAGCCTACCGATGAATCTCGGGGACTTTGAAACATTAGAGGACGGTGACCCGTGTATTGTTGAAACTGCCGCATCGTCTTCTGAGAATCATATTGAAAGCCAGAACCAGACCCAGAACCAGAACCAGAACCAGAACCAGGAACCGGTTATGGTTCTTGAAAACACCGATCCCGTTGTTTTATCAGTTCCGAAAGTTCAATTGAAGAAAATGGCAGATACGAGTGAAGAAACCGATTCATATTCATCATCGGATTCCAGTGAAAGTGAGATTCAAGAACATCACGTTGAATTCGCGAATTTCCCTGTTCAAGTTACACTCTTAGAACGTGCAGAAGGTACATTAGAGGACCTTATGGAAGCAGAAGATGAAGACGAAACGCTCTTAGAAAGTAAAGAGACTCGTTGGACTGCGTGGATGTTCCAAATTATTGCTGCTTTATCTGCGGCACAGCACTTTTTTGGTTTCGTACATAACGATTTACATTCCAATAATGTTATGTGGTCTGTGACCCCTTTGACCCATTTGTTTTATCGTGTTCGTAAAGGGAAATCGGTTACGGTTTTACGTGTTCCGACCTTTGGAAAAATAATGAAAATTATTGATTTCGGACGTGCGTCCTTTCATTTACCAGACCCTGCCGGTTTTTTCATTAGTGATGCGTTTTTCCCTGGAAATGACGCAGATACGCAATACAATTGCGAGCCATTTTACGAAGAAGGTAAAAAAGTAGAACCCAATCCGTCGTTTGACTTGTGTAGATTATCGGTATCTATGCTTGAATCGCTGTATCCAGAACGTCCTGATGCGACTACACCTATTAAAATTATGACACGCGAAGGTTCAAAACTCTATCCAGAAACAGTATCCCCTGTTTATAATCTTTTATGGGAATGGTTGCAAGATGATTCAGGAAAAAATGTATTGAGAGAACCGAATGGAAACGAACGGTATCCTGATTTTGATTTATATCGTGTTCTTGCCGCGGAAGTTCATAAAGCCGTGCCTGCGTTACAGATTGAAAAACCTATCTTTATTGGATATCGTATAGAGGATAAGGATATTCCTGCGGGGTCTGATGTATATGATTTGTTTTTATGAAAACAAAAAGTTGAAACGACTTTCCTCACGTTTCTTACTTCCTACAAATGCCTTCAATGATTCGATGTCTTAGTTTACTTTTCAAATCCCTTTTCTCTATGTGTAGATGCTTTCCGCAAACACAGAAAACACAGAAAAGTGCTCGTGATGAGTTTGTTGCGGCGGGTGTTGTATTCACAAACGGAACCCATATCCTCGCAGGATATCAACCGAATAAAAAGAAACCTTGTATTAGCGGTATAGGAGGTATGAAAGAAGACGGTGAAACGTATTACGAAACCGCACTACGTGAAACATTTGAAGAATTGTTTGAACTATACGATGTTCCAGATACACTTATTCACAAAATACGCGAAACATTACAACCACTTGACATAATATTTACAGAGGACTATGTGAATATTATATTTACATTTACGGATTTAGAAACACTTCTTGATTTGATGAAACTCTATTCTATGAAATCGGATTTGTATGACGACATACCTAACAATCTTCACGATTTCATATTCAAACGCAAACGGTTGAATACCAAAATGGAAATCTCACATTTGTGTATTTTACCGTTAGTCAATCATGACATATCGGTGCCCTTTATTGATCCGAATTTTCAGAGTGATTTAGCGAACATTCAGCGGCTATGGTAAGGGGATTAGGGTTGGATAGCTCCAATTTATACTATATGAAATAACAGTAAAATTAGTATTATAAACAGAAATGTAATTTATGTTTATACTATGTGAATTATACTAATCTATATTCTTGGATTTCATTAGAGGGGTTACGAAAGGGGGAGATATTCCCTTTAAAGGGGATGGCACTTCGCTGTGAAATTGTTCTAATTGCTTCTCACAATCATGATTTGTATTATCTATAATACAATGTATGGGCTCTTTCGCAATACATTCCTCGGCTTTATTATAGGGTTCACTATTATTGTTAATTACGCGAATACGATGAATTCCTGTACCTGAAAACACCGTGCGTAAAACATTGTATTCATTTGAAAAACGCCAATCTTCCAGAATCCATTCTTGGGTTTCAGGATGTGCCTTAATTTCCTCAATGACACGTTGTACCCAAACATCATCGCCGTGTTTTCGTTTCATAGATTCGGCATGAAGAATGAGTAAATCACGAACTGTAAAAATACCGTGTGTTGATTCAACGATTTTATTTTTACCTTCCTGTGTTTCAAACATCTCTCTTTCAATATCGTATTTCTCTGCGACGAAATCTTTTACATGTTTCGCAAATGCGGTGATTTTCGCGGCGGGTCTCAATGTTTGTAGTGCCTTTGCTACGGTTGATTTACCTGCCCCGGCGAAACCTGAAATGAGAAAGATGTTCATTGATTGTTGCTAATGAATTTGTATTTAAATACTACTGGGCAATGTTGTAAAGTTTCTCTGTTCATTTGAAAAATTAACAGAGAAACTTTACAACTCGCCTTAATAGAATATGATAACTGGAGGCGCAGGTGGTCCAAGTGGTCGTGTATTCATTCCACTCTTCGCAGGTTCAGCAGTGAAAAATGTTGGAAAGGTAGGACTGATACCCGTTGTACATCCTATATCGCGCGAAATTATATATCATACGCACCCAGAAGATACAAATCCGAACTTATTACGTATTTCTGTTGAAGGTGTGTTAAAAGAATTCATTGATACAACCAAATGTGAAGGCGACCCACGATGTTTAGAAGCCTTATCGTACTTTAAAACCGAATCTGCTAAGCCGATTGCGTCTGTTGTAACTGATAGATTTCACCCCTTCAATGTGCACCTCAAATTTTCAGCTGATTTAAATATGAATATCAAAATTAGTGTTGAACGTCGTATGTTAAAATTATCAAGTGAAAATGCTACGTTATTTAATTATGTGTTCGATGGTTCAATTGAAAATACTGAAAAAACGATTCGCGCTATACTTCTCAATGTGCGTATGTACAGTGATACCTATCAAGCGTATTCGCAATTTATCAATGATGAACTTATAGCGTTACCCGACATAGTTATTGAAAATGCCGAAACAAATAAAATATCTCTTATGAATTCACTTACAGCTATATTTTTAAAACACCTTGAACAGCGATTTACTGCACATAATATTGCCATTATGTCTGATTTTTCAAAAACAGATACATCATCCAATAGTTTTTTAATAGATACTGAATTTTTAACAAATTTCTTTTATTATGTGCGCGATGGGAGTCCGATGACAGCCGAAGGAACTGAAGTATTCATACATAAATTTGATACTATTGCGAAACAAAATCCAAAAATAAATAAAGAGTCAGGATTGACTATACTTCAATGGCGAAAACTCTATACCGATTTCTTTAAAGAGATTATCCACGATAAAGATATTTTTTCAGAATACCCAGGGTCGTATTTAGCTGCGCAGATTCGTAATGATGAAATCTTGTTTATGAAACCTAGCGAAGATAGACTATTTATAGCAGTCTTTCTAAAAATGATTACAGATAAATATCCTGTAAGTAAAGTTGGATTCAATGGAAATAATATTGACGAAATGATGGATTTTGTGAAATTTGTTATACTTCGTTTTTTCCGCGAATTATACGAGTTTTCCATTCGTTTGAAAAAACGCGATATTCGTATTTCATCGAATGCTGCTCGTTATATTGAAATATTGAATAGTGTGTTTGAAGCACGTGGTATCTTTTTGGCAGAACCTACCGCTACAAATGTAAAACGGCTCGGAAAACGTCCTTATTTTATTATACCGGATGGTGAAATATTTATTGGAACTTTATTTACGGCAGCACGCGATGATAAATCCATTGATGAATTGATTGAAGAAGGAAGGGCACAGGTATATTGGTGGATTGCGCAACGAAATGACAGGTTAGCCAAAAAACGAAGCAATGAAGAAACCGCCAAACGACAAGCTGAGAAAAATGCCGAAAACGCATTAAGGTCCTTACTTGAATCGGAAAATATGGCAGCGAAAAAAACTCTTGAAAAAGAACAGGGTAAGAAAGCGAAAAAGGATGCTGTTGCTCAACGAAAAGTAGAAGCGGCAAGGCTCGCAGAGGTAGCAAGGCTAGCAGAGGTAGCAAGGGTCGCAGAGGTAGCAAGGGTAGCAGAAGTTACAGAAGCAGCAAGGGTCGCAAAAGCGGCAAAACATAACGCGAATGCTAAAAGGCTAGCAGAAGAAGCGAGGTTAGCAGAAGAGGCAAAACGTAACGTGAACGCTAAAAGGCTCGCAGAAGAAACGAGGCTCGCAGCAGTCGCGGCAAAACGTAACGCGAATGCTAGGAATGCTGCGACTACTGCGACTACTGCGACTACTGCGACTACTGCGACTACTGCGACTACTGCGACTACTGCGACTGCAGCAACTACTGCAACTACTGCTGCGACTGCGACCGCTATTTCTGGAGGCGCAGGCGCAACCTCTAATTCAAGTGTAGGAGTCGCAGGCACCTCAAATTCAAATGCTATACCTGAATTACCTACAAAACCATCTGAAGTTATTTATACTTCATCAGTAATACACAATAAGTGTATTCAACTCATATGTCTTTGTAATACGAATCTATATTCGCCATTCATGTTACGTTTTTTAGAATCGCTACTTGGAAAACCTGTAGGTTCTATAACCGAAGACTATGTACGAAATAATATCTACTCGTTTCATTTAATTGGTGGTAATGCTGTGAATGTATATTATAGACGTCCAGATCTTTTTGGAGATTGGGATACTACATTACTGATAAATCCAAATCTACCAACAGTCATATTTGAGGCTATTCGTAATCAATGTAAACAAACCATTTTATTCGCAACAATGGCATTCTTAGGCACAACCCATTCGGATGTTCTCAGCGAATATGAACGTCTCGGATTACCACTTCATCCCAATATCGACCGCTCACTTCCTATACGACTCTATGGGCTGAATAATGAACAAACCTTATTTCAGATAGCAGGACCCGCTGGTAGTTTAGTTCCATATGAATCACCACCGCGTACACCGTTTACATTTGCGTTTTATGAAAAAGCCCAAGGTATTCTACCGAATAAATCATTCGGTTATATTGAAATCAGTTTATTACAACTCAAAACGCGGACGCAACGCGTTATTCCCGGAAAACTACATCCTGTAAGTGAGTTTTTAGTAGATATAACGATTCCTTTACCTGCGAACCCTATGATACATTATTTATGGGATATCAATAAAGTACATGTTACAACTTTGGATGCGTTTGATGGATATCATTGTGAACGATTCCCAATTTTAGATAAAGTAAGTTTGTGGGCAGAACAGCGGCGTTCAAGTATGCCGAATGTAGAAACACGCGAATCAAAAGTTAATAAGCGACAAACACGAGCTGCATTTATAGAACGTAATATTACACGGTCTAATCGAAATAGGGCGCGTATTGAGGAATTACGAGCAAAAAATAGCGTTCGTGCTTTTTTATGAGAATCCATAGTATAAGAATGGACTCTACGTACGTGAAACATAAATTACACGCAATTGCTATTTTATTAGTGATTGTCGGTGGATTCAATTGGGGTATTGTTGCGCTAACAGGTCGTGATGCTATTTCGTCGCTATTCGGTAAGGGTTCTATCGTTGCGAACGGAATCTTCTTCGCGGTTGCGGTAGCGGCACTTTGCCTCGCATTCTATCGAGATTCCTATTTACCGTTCCTCGGACCGTCTATTATGCCCTGTGAACTCCTCAAGGAACAAGTTCCCGAGAATGCGGATTTCAGTATGCGTGTATTTGTAAAACCAGGTGCGAAAGTTCTTTATTGGGCAGCAGAACCCGCAAATAAAGACCTTGAACAAGTTCAAGACTGGAAACACGCCTATCTTGGTCTACGTAATGCGGGTGTCGCGGTTGCGGATAAAGATGGTTACGCGACCTTGAAAGTACGTAAGCCGCAAGCCTACACTGTTCCTATGAAAGGACAATTATCGCCGCATATTCATTATCGTGAATGTATGGAAAACGGTTTTGTTGGAACAGTTAAAACGATTCAACTTGATGGTCAAGAACACTTTGAGAATATGCCTGTGGACATGCCACCAACAGAGAAAGTGGATGACGACGATGCATACAATTATATTCAAACAAATGCGAAAAAGACACTTGAAAACTCCTATATGTTGGAAGATGGTGCACTAGACGAACATGCGTCCTCTCGTGGTGCCCCATACGATGATGCGTTTTAGTGTTTCACACTAAAGGGGCATATCTCCCCCTTTTGCGCGATTACGAAGTTACGTAGTTCGCAGCGCTTCGCAGCGCTTCGCAGCGCTTCGCAGCGCTTCGCAGCGCTTCGCAGCGCTTCGCAGCGCTTCGCAGCGCTTCGCAGCGCTTCGCAGCGCTTC